CTCCATTTCTCTAGTGCATTGAGAGGGAGATGTGCTCAATAATCCGACCATTGCTAAAATATCTGGATAGCAGGGGTCAGGGGTCTTCGACAACTTAGGGCCATGGAATATGCAGTACACCTCAGATGAGTGAGATGATGTCAGACTTGTAAATGCTAACTGACAACTCCTGTACCTATTTATCAACTTGTGTAGGATAGACTGCTCAGTATTTAAGATGAGTTTTAAGTATGTCTTGAAGATCAGAGTCCCTCCCGACTCCAAAAGTAAATGACAGAATTCGGAAACCCTCTCCATTATGGCCATATGAATCTTCTCTTCACTGACTTCCATATCGAGGATTATAAGATCTATCTTCATTTTCCTCTGACGCCTTATGTCCGTGAAGTACCTCCAAGTTTGTGCCTCGGATAAGTCATTTGGGTGTTGCCAAGCATCATTATAGTTTACGCAGTTCAATTTTAGATTTGGGATACACCCAATTGCAGCCGGTGGTGAAGGCTCCGACCCCCTTAATGCACTCACGGTCAAATCCAATAAACTATTGAATATGACACGACATGCCGGGTAAGTTCTAAGAATCATAGATGATATCCCTCCGGATCCATCTCCTCCGCATATAGCACCTCTCGGGTGCACTTGCAATGCGGCCAAGATACTCCTCACCTTATAATGGGCGCCGGTTGCTGCTTGGAATAATCTCAGTCCTGAAATTAATGGATCTTGGATGCGTGGGACACTGAGCTGACACGAACTGCGGGCCTTGTGGATTGTAGGATAGACGGTTACCAGGTCTACTGGACATACATATTCAGCCCCCCATAACTTAGGTTGTGATTCGATGGAAGTGATGAGGGGTTCATCAGGGACAATACTTTTGGCAGCATGTCGAACTTCGCTGTCAGTTCCATATATGTTTGTGCTAGAGTCCTTGATTAGTGGAAGTATCAGATCAATGTCGGTTCTGACCCCTCGCAACTCCTGTATTACTTTCTTTGTAGATCTAATATATTCTTTGTCTCGAGCACTTAGTTCATTCCTATAAATATATGGCAAGATCTTTTGGGATAAAGCCATCAAACCTATCACGAGACTGTGATTAATGTCAGCGAATATCCACACATCCTTTCCAACTAGCTCGGAGATTTTATCTTGTCTCGAGCTTAGTGTGAAACTATGAAATTTATATCTCAAGAAGTTTCGTCCCAGGGCTCCCAGATCTGCATTGCTTGTCGGATAAGAAGGGGGTATCTTCCTTGGAATTGATGAGAACAGTTTTTCGAACTTCTCAGCTCTCCAGAGTGAGACAAGACAATCATCCTCTGAGATCTTGTATATCAGGTGCAGACATTTTCCAATAAATCCGGGTAAATAACCACTCCTGGTCTTGATCCGATCACGGAATATGATAGACAATGATACATCTCTCATGATCCCATCAACTAAACCTTCCATGTAAGATTCTGGATCAATACGTCTCTGAAGTGTGAGAGGAAATAAAGAATTAGACTGAATATGTTGTTGTCTATGAAGCACTTTCTCAGCATATAGAAATCCTTCTGCTCTTCCAATATGATATGACTTGTCTTTTCCAGATAGAAATCCCCAATTTTTTGGAAGTAGCTGATATCTAGGAATGGTTCGGGACCAGGATGAACTAGCAGGTTTCCATTTCTCCAAGACCCTGCTCAAATCTGGCGGACTGTATCTATATGCGGATTGAAGGTGTGGCTCCAGGATCTCCCTAAGGCAGTCCAAACAAGATATGTGTCCATGATACCACCCCTGTGATGGATTGTTATCATGAAGCTCTCCCACCAATGCTTGGACATATAAAATTAATGCCTGGAACATAAAATCATGGTTCTTTTCGCCCAAATCTACTAAGGTGTTAGTGGTAATAGACATCCATGTAGATTTCACAGGGCATTGAGCTGAGTATCCTCCACTTGGCTGTCTGGAACAGGAAAATCTATGAAGTGCAGAGCCTGTTCTGAAGAATCCAGGCCCGGACGAATCCCAATCCTCCCCCGTCAACGACTTCAGATTGTCTAATATGGCATCAGCCAAAGGTGTGCCATCTTCTACAAACCATCCTATGGCTTTTCTCAGATCTGATGCCCTCTTGACCAATGGGATATCCGTCTCCTTCTCCCAGGGTCTGAGGATACTTGTGGACTCTGATGTTGAGGAGCCTAAATATGCGGGTAAAGGTCCCTTATAGTCCCAATAATTCCATAACCCCTTAGGTAGCATTGCAGTGATGTACATTTGAGTCTTTTTTTGATCCGAGCAGTCCTTACAGCCAGGTTGGAGTCTACAAACCTTCCCTATCATTTCTGCTGGGTGTGGAATTGTCGCACCTAGGACAGGTCTCCCCCATGACTGACGTCTTAGATGGTCTGCCTGGGTGCTCGAGCACTTCCATAGTGTATTTCCTAAGTTTTTCTTCCCACAGTGTTTAATCAGATTTGCCACAGACACCAATTCCCCTTTCAAAATGGTCATGTCTATCTTCTTCCCTAGGGCCCTTGAATAATAATTTCTAATAGTTTTAGAATTTTGGAAAAGGCCCAAGACAGAATCAGCTATTCCAAAAAAAGAGGAAGATTTAAATTGGGATATAAATCTGGGAAACAACGGTGATATGTTATACAAGAAGTTGTTTAAGATCGGTTCGGATTGCTTTATATATAATACTGACAATTTAACTACCTCATTAGAGATGGACCCTATGTGATCGATTAGTTGATCTTTGATTTCATTGCGGAGGACTGTTTTTGAACTGATCCCTCTAAAGATATTTAACGATAAAGGATCTTCCATCAATTTACAAAAGTTTGTTAAGGACGGTTCTGCCAAAGGTGGATGACCAAAATTGATAAAGAGTTGTGAGATATCGCGATCTGAGGTATGGGAGGCTATAATTTTGAAGAAAGATAAACTCTCTGTGATTGGATCCGGGAACGTTCGTATTAAAAATCGAGTCAGACTGATTCCTCCAATACCTCCGAAGCTTGGATCTAGATAAAGTGTCGCTATTTTAAATTCTTTTGTCTTGATTAGAGCCGGTCTCTTCAATTGAGAAGAGAGAATGGATTGAGTGGCTGGATTGAAATACTCATTCATGATTCTACCAAAATTCCCTAGGAGATTGTAATGATAAATGGGATTTATGGGGGACTCAGAGAAATGTGAAACAGTCAATGCATTGCTGGATATCGTAGACATTATACTCCCGAATGTGGGTAATTGATCATTCGTCACACATAAAACACGAGACCAGCGCTTCCCTTCCAGGCATCTGAAATTCCCTCGATAAACTGGCAACTTGCCATATGTCATATAATCTGCACTCTGCATAGTTTCATCTCGATTAATGATCAGACCCAACTTCTTTGTTCCTGCTTCAATTCTTTCTAGGATCTGATTATTATTGTGGATGATATTAAGTATATGAGCTTCTTTATGTTCGGCATTTAGAGTTGGATTAGGTTTATACTGTGTACATATTACTTGATTATCTCCCTGTGCCAGGCATTTGATCCCGGTATTGCTTATATCTCCTTCAATTAAGATGATGAGCAAACTGATTATGCTCCAACCTTTCTGCCTCAGCCCCTCTAAGCCTCCAGGTTGACCGTTCCAACAGAATCTCTCTTGTCCTTTACTTTTTATCTGATCCCCGATCACCTGCAACTGATCCCCCCTGTCAGCGTAATAGATCCAGGATTTCTGGAAGAATTCATGCGTTCTAACAAAGAGATTAGGATATCCTACGAACTGACCCATAACTTTGAAGACTGGGTCTGTGGCTTCGGCTCTTTGATGGTTGTTCCATTTTTCAAAATCTAAATGGTTGGCTATGGTGATGTATTCCTCATCTTTGAGTCCCTGTCCGTGAGTACTATCCATCATTTTGCGTATCAACATGGTGAGGTCATCTGCCATGGTCAATCCCTTGAAAAGAGGGAGGAAGAATAATTTGATCAGGTACTCTGTAACCACAAAGTACTCCCTTAACTCCCATGACATAAGAGCAAAGAATCTTCCAAACTTTTTTATCTCTCTTTCTTTTGCTTTCAGACCGATTATTAAGGAGTCCAAATCTAGCCCATGATCGTTAACTCTTTGTAAGAACTCAGGCCAACACGTTGCTTTTCGGGAGATGAATGTCTTGAGGACCTTGTGACTGGGGACTCTAGATCCGCTRTTAGATTGTAGATGGGCCTTCAGTTCCTTTCTTGTATATGAGTGACTCTTGTCGGAGTATATATTAGATGGATCGATCATATCCGGAATCTCGTAACAAGGCTTGAGAGGTAAAAGATGCCATGTATGTCCTGCAGAGATGACTTCTTCCGGATCAGGTAACCTCATTGATACAAATGCAGGGGTCAATGGATGGTCAGGATCTAAGTCATCAATATTTAGGGACCATGATTTAGTTTCCTTATATTTAGTTATGAGAATTTTCTTGGCAAACTCACTTGCTAACACACCTGCGTATTCTGTGTCTATATCTTTCTGTACCGTCACCTGTTCATATAACTTATTTAGACCTGTCCTATAATCAATAAAGGGATGACCCCAATGCCTAAATGATCCAAAAATGGTCAGTACATCCTCAACATGAGTCATACCCATAATTAGCTGATACAGTGCGGCGGCACGTGGTATCTTTGTGCTCAATTCATCAATGGACTTTTGAACATGGAGCTTGAATTTGGGAAACTCAGGGATATTGGGCCTCATCTTACGCGCCATTTCAGACAACTTCAGGTTGCAGATGGGTTCTACCATTTTTACAACGTCGTAAGCTTTTTCTTTGTCAGACATCAATATTCTATCAAGGACATGATATACAGCACACAAATTGATTCCAGACTGGTCTGTATAATGATCATCGTATCGGACCTCTATGGATAGCAGAGTCTGAAACCGTGCTCCTATAGTATCCTTCGCCATCAGCAACATGTTCCTGTCAAACAACAACTGGTCATTCAAAAAGTAAATAAATCCATCAAATATCAGGACGGTCCCCAGGTTCTTCAATGTTGTCTTTATTCCAAATTTCGGGGTGCGCTGCTTGAGAATCTCCAGGGGCATACGAGTGTGGATACTTGTCAGTCCTTCCACAGTAGTAATGTTTAGCAAAAGGGTTATCTGATGTAATTCCCAGAAAATTCTGCCACAGTCCTCTCGATACTTGATGATCTGAGGATGTTTGGTAACTTGATGGGAGACAGGGGTACGGTCCAGCAGGTAATCAAAGAATGTGTCTGGGACAATCTTTGTCAAATTTGCATCATTCAAAGTTTTTGACCAGATGTTATCAAACTCATTG